GATGCCTGCGCTGCAGAGCAACGCCGACGGAAGCTGGCCGTTTCGCTTTGAGGATCTCGAGTTCCAGTGGGGCGGCCTGGGTGACCCAGCGCCGGCTCTTTGGCGTTGGCTGTTCAGTGACGGGGCACTCCTCGAAAACGACCCAGCGCGTCACCAGTTCCGGGTTGAGCAAGTACAGAGCCGGATCCGTGGGGAACAGATCTGTCACCTGATGTCGGACCGCCTCGTCTACATCGACGGGGACCATGAGGAGGCGATCGTCCACGTCAAGGCGCCGATCATCAAGCTCGAGGGCGATGTCCAGATCACGGGGCAGCTGCTCCAGGGCGGGCGGATCGTCGGCACTGAGCCAGACGGTGGCGGCCTTAAGGAGCTGCAGCTGGTCGGCGACCCGATCAAGCTCAACGGCGGCGGCGGCGTGCTGGGCATCGCTGCAGGCTTGCTGGGCTCGGTCGCTGGGGGCTTTGCCCTGGGGACCCTGGGCTCTGCGATGGGGGCCTTCGGCGGCAGCCTGACGGGCGGTCTTGCTGGCCTGGCCACCAACGTGCTGGGTTCGACAGGCCTGGGGACCTTGGCCTCGTCACTTCCGATTTCGTCGATCGCTGGCGGCCTGAGCCTGACTGGCGTCGCGCCGGTGCTCGGAACCGTTTTCAACGGGCTTGGCTTTAGTGGCGTCACCAACATCGTCCAGGGCGTGGCCACGCTCGTTCCCGGTCTCACGACCGGAACCGGGCTAAGTCTGACCGGCGCATTTCAGGGCCTCTCTGGTGTTGCTTCTGCCCTGGGCATTGCAGGCACAACAGACCTCACGGCTCTGGGCAGCATCGTCGGGGCGATTGAAGGGGGCACCCTCGGCGTCAATGAAATGGTCGACGTATTGACGGGGGTCACGCAGGTGGCAGGTTTCACCCCTCCGGGTGAGGTCAACCAGATCCTGGGGCTCGTGCAGAGTGCGACCGCAGCTGTAGAGGACACATCATCAGGTCAACCCAGCGGCCAGACGTCAACGATTGTCCCAGGCCCCGCAATGATGGCCAATGCAGCCGACAGCATCATGGCCTCTCTGTATGGCGACAACGCCCCGGCTTCTGCTGAGGACGTCGCGAACATGATCGCCAACACAGGCCTGGCATCTAATTACGAGGCGTTGCTCGAGGCCGGCACCAACGGCGGCGAGCTAATCGGCTCATTCATTAACGACGGCACCATCTCCCTCGAGCAAGTCCTCGACATGGCTGGGACCTTCGGCGGCATGGATCCTCAGATCATCGCCGGCGCTGTTCAGGGTGCAGCTGGAACCGAGAAGTTCTGGGAGCATTTCGAGCGCAACAGCTACAAGCCTGAACATGTCACGCCTCGGGATATGAGCGACGCTTCAGGCAGTGACACCGACCCGAAGGGGCCCGTCGTCCCCTACAACGCCTACGACGACGTGAACTTCGAGATCATGGTCTAAGGAGGACCCGACCCCATGCCATTAGTCGCGCGACTTGGATCACTTTCTTCACACGGCGGCGTTCTAATCGCGCCTGTGGCCAAAGACATTGAGGCTGGCGACATTCCAGTCGCTCACGTTGGCACCTTGCACGCCTGCCCAATCCCTGGGCATGGGGTGACCCCTGTCGTGACAGGCATCCCAAGCGTCGAGGCTGGCGGCCCACCCATCGCGACCGTCGGGTCGGTTTGCGGCTGCGGCGCTGTGGTCGTGACTGGCGCTGGTGATGTGGAGGCAGGCTGATGGCGATCGGAATGGACCGCGAGACAGGGAAACCGATCGAAGGGATTGATCACCTCCGGCAGTCGGTGACCGACATCCTCACGACGCGGATCGGTCAGCGAGTGATGCTGCGGAAGTACGGCTCAAACCTCCCGGAGCTCGTCGACCTGCCGACGAACCGCTCGACCATCGCTGCGATGCGCGCGGACATCATCAACGCCCTGGGCGACTGGGAGCCACGCATCCGCGTGAACCAGGTCGTTCTGACATCTGTAACTGCGGGCGGAATGGTTACCTTTGATTTATTCCTGACCTATCTCCCGAACGGAGAGCCGGTCGCGCTGCGGGGGGTCACGATCTAATGGCGGTAACGACGAACAATCTCCCGAACCCCGACATCATCGAGGCCCTCGACTTTCAGTCGATCTTCGACGGGATGCTCGCGGACTTTCGCACGAGAAACCCCGAATTTTCAGCCCTGCTGCATAGCGATCCAGCGGTGAAGCTGCTGGAGGTCGCGGCCTATCGCGAGCTGATCCTCCGCCAACGGGTCAACGACGCATTCAAGGCGACCCTGCTGGGTCTTGCTGCAGGGAATGACCTGGACAACCTGGCGGACTTTTACAACGTCAGCAGAGCCACAGACGAAACAGACGCAGCCCTGCGCGCTCGCACGATCGAGAAAATCAAAGGTTCGAGCACCGGCGGCGGTGCGGCCTGGTATCGCTTCCAGGCGCTCTCTGCTGATGACCGCGTGGCTGACGCCTTGGTCACAAGCCCGGACCCTGGAGCCGTTCAGATCGCCATTCTCTCCGAGGAAGCCTCGCAGATCGCCGCGGCTACTGGCGCAGCTCTCGACACCATCGGCGCGGTCTATGGCATCACCCGGGACACTGGAGCAAACGAGCAAGACGTCGCCTATCGGGCACGGATCCGGACAGCGGCCCTGGGCACTGCTGGAGATGGCGCAGCCTCGGCCCTGCTAATCAGTGCGGTCGATGGCGTGCTTCAGGCCCCCGACGTCCGGGTCATCACCGACACGCTGACGACGGTGAGCGCTTCGGTCGTGGTCGTCGACGTGACGGCCGACATCTACCTGTACCCAGACACGAACTCGAACATCCTGAACAACCTCGAGGCATCGCTGCGCGCAGATCTGGCCGCGGCCGGTGGCCTGGGCTGGGACCTGGCCCGCAGCTGGCTGATCAGCCGGATGCACCTCGAGGGCGTGCAGCGGGTTGAGCTCACCTCCCCGGCGGCTGACGTCGTCATCAGCGGATCCCAGGCGGTCAGCTTCGGGACGATCTCGATCACTCTGGCAGGTTATGACCGATGAGCCTGGACCTGCTGCCGAACAACTCGACAAAGCTCGAGCGCGGGATCGCGCACAGCAGTGACCCGATCCCCCCGCTGGGGACAATCCTCGAGCGGATCCGGGACGGAAAACGGGTCAACATCCCGGACGCTGTCGTCGACTGGCTGATCTATGAGTACGGCCTGGGCGAGGTCACCCCATACCTGACAGACCCCCGGCAGGCTTTGCGCGAGGGCGTGCAATGGCAGAGGGTGCGGGGCACCCCAGCAGCTGTCGCCCTGGGCCTCGGGTGGATCGACTTTCCGGCGGTTGTTGAGGAGAGCGAAGCGGGGACACTGCGCTGGGCTGAGTACCAGCTCGGGCTTGAGGACGGCCCAGCTGATCACAGCAAAATCTCCAGAGTCGTCGGCATTAGCGGGATCTCGCAGCCGTCACGCTCTCGGATGTTCCGCATCCATGGGGGCTGGTACGACTTCCGACGGTTCAGGCTCGACGATCACCTTCTGAGCGAAGGCTCGACGCTGTGTGACCACACCGGCGTCAGGATCCGCGACGACTGGCCCCAGCTCAGCTTTGGGCGAGAGTACGCGAACGAAGCGGACGCGAACGGCCCGGCGCCAGCTCCCCCGGGGGTGATCCACGCCCTAAAGCCTCTGCGCCCTGTGCAGAGTTTCCCGGCTGATACCTTCCGCCTGTCGATCAACTTTCTGTCTGACGACGACTGGCACACAACCAACCACCCCGGCGTCGCTGGTCGACTGTTCAGCTTCACCAGCCTCGAGGGGCTGCAGGGCGATCAGACGATCCTTCCCGAGCTCAGCTTCGCGAAGGCCCAGGTCGTCCTTTCGGACTCCACCGCGCTTGGCGACACGAACGCCTGCCTCTCGCCTTTCGAGGAAGTCGAGATCGGCGACATTTTCATCCTTTCGGGAGACTCAGAGCTCAGCGAAGAAAAGCTGGAGCTGATCCGTCAGGAGATCACCGAGCGCTTCGACATTCTCCACAGCAAGGCTGGCGCGAACGCATTTACGCCGACAGTCACCTCCGACTTCGAGCACGCCTTCGCATACCATCAGCAGCTGTTCGACAGCTTCATCCTCGGCCGGTCGTTCCTGGACGACACTGCCCCCGATCAGCTCCAAGCATTCAACACGTCGACTTTTCGGATGTCGTCCTGCGTCTATGGCGCACGGGCCTGGAGCGGCACGCCTTGGCCTGCTGTTAGCTGGGATGCCCCGCCTGTTCTCGCTGATGAGAGCAGAATCTCGGGACACTTCGGGACAATTACTTATCCCGGTCTCGCTGCAATATCTGCAGGGAACACCACTGAAACGACGAGCGCGGTTTCCTTCGTTGACACGGTCGACATAACCGAGGAAATCTCACATCAGCCTCTGATCACCGAGGCGGCAGTCAACACAACAACGTCGACGAGTCAGGGCCTGCCGAGCCGCTTGACCCTGGTCACGTCGTCGATGAGCTACGCGGGTCTCTCCGCTTTTGGCTCAATAAACCGCCGCTATACTTCGGCAAGCGTCTACACGGCCGCAAGCCATCTCGGCGTCAACGTCTCGCTTCACACCGAGACGGCCAGTTACCCGGATTCCGGGCAAACATGGACAACCGCGTCCTGGCCTCCGACCACCTGGGAAGAGACGCAGGTCATCGTCGGCTCAGCTCACGCCACCACCTAAGGAGAGCACACCACAATGGCAACTCTTACCAGTTCGGGCCGGACAGCTCTGGCCATCTCTGTCAAAGACCGACCCATCCATCTGGCCTGGGGCAATGGCCAGACCTGGTGGGATTCAAACCAGGCCGAAACGCCTACGTTCGACGCCAACGATCAGCTGAGTCTGACCTACGGCAACGTCTCGAGCGTGGTCGTCAAGTCGCTGGATCAGACCACCACCTTCACCGACGTCACGGACTACACGGTGAACGCGACGACCGGCGTCATCGATCGCGTGACGACCGGCAGCATCCCGTCACAGGGCCAGGTCTCTGTCGAGTATTTCGTCACCCGCCCAACCGAGGCCACGAGCTCAGCAGCTCTGGCCAATGAGGTGGGCCGCAGGATCGCCACCCAGGTGGACTTCTGCACCCCTAACAACGCCAGCGGCTCGATCGTCGTCCCTACTGGGCGATTTGACGTGAGCAACACTCCCACCAACAACCTCTACATGAGGTTTGTCTACGACTTCGCGGATGCGGCCGGCGAAGTGATCCGAGAGCAAGCCGTTTATATCGACACGGTCACTGATGTGAATCTGCCTTCTGGCCAGACGTATTTCGACGCGACCGACGTCACCACCCAGGGCACCTTGCTGGTCATCCAGCACAGCCCAGCAATCACACGACTCAGCTCGACTCGCGAGACGTTCGAGTTCGTCATCACACTCTGAGGAACTGACCCATGGCATTGCAGGGCTATTACAACCGTTTTCAGCCATCTCAGAACTTCGACGAGCTGCTGTTCCGTGCGAGCAAAGGCCTTCAGTCTGCTGAGCTGAACGAGATGCAGTCGGTCATCACCGACCGACTGACCAACATCGCCGACACGCTTTTCAGCGACGGCGCAGTGATCCGCGATTGCGACATCATCGTCAACCCTGACACGGGCGCGGTGAAGGTGTCCGCTGGCGCGGTTTATGTCGAGGGTGCTGTCCGTGAGATTGCCGAGCGCAATGACATGGTCATCCCGACCACCGGCGCGGTGGATGTCGGCGTCTATGTCGACGTGCAAGAGGTCACCGAACTCAGTGACTCAACCCTCCGCGATCCTGCGGTCGGGACTCGGAACTTCAATGAGCCGGGCGCTGGCCGGAAGCAAGTCACGATCACCTGGGGCTTCTCTGGTGACGGCGGCGACGCTGACGAGTTCTATCCCGTCTTCAATATCCTCAACGGCTATCTCCTCACCTCTGAGGAGCCCCCCGTTCTGAACGCTGCCCAGCAGCTGGTCGCTCGCTACGACCGGGAAGCCAACGGCAGCTACATCGTCGAGGGCCTGGGCGTTAGCCACTCTGTGCTGAGCGGCATTGAGCACACCCTGATCGTGCAGTCCGGCACCGCGAACGTGCAGGGCATCAAGATCGACAAGGTCAGCTCCCAGCCTTTCGTCTACGACGAAGACCCGGATCTGCAGCAGATCTCGAACGAGCCGAAGACCTCGACTTCTGCTGGCACTCAGACCATCACCACCACCTACCAGCCCCTGGACAGCATCCAGGACGTGGTGATCACGACTGAGACCACTGAGACTGTCACACACGGCGCATTCAGTGGCGCCTCTGACGCCCTAGCCAATACGTCTGTTCTGTCGATCACTTCGATCACGCAGGGCGGCACGACCTACACCGCAAACACCGACTTTGTTCTGAGCGGTGATCAGGTCGACTGGAGCCCCTCCGGTAACGAGCCGGCCCCTGGCTCCACCTATACGGTCGTTTATCGCCACCTGATCAGCGTCACGCCGACCAACGTCGACCTGGCGGCTGGCACCTTCGAGATCACCGGCGCTGTGGTTTCCACTCTGGTCTTGATTGACTACCGCTGGAAGCTGCCCCGCTTTGACCTGCTGACCATGGACTCCGAGGGAGTCTTCACCCGTCAGAAGGGCATCTCGCACCGCTTCGATCCTCAGATTCCCGACGGCGCCCTGGACGTCACCGTCCTCGCTGTTCTCGAGAACAACTGGGGGCAAGCGACTGGCGTCGATCAGAGCGAGATCGTCTTCGCTGTGCCGTTCAGCAAGATCGCAGAACTGCAGAAATCAGTCGGCGAGCTGTTCGAGCTCGTGGCCATTGAGCGCCTGAAGTCAGACATCGGCTCAAAAGCGCCCACATCTAAAAACGGTGTGTTCGTCGATCCCTTCATCGACGACGACCTGCGCGACCTGGGCTACACCAGCGGCCCCACCGGAGAGAACATCCCCGGCGGTGATGCCCCGATCGTCGACACGGAGCTCATGCTCCCAATCGATGCCACGGCGATTCCGTTCCCCGACAACAACGGCCAGACCGAGCTCGAGGACCCCGACGCCCTGGTCCCCTTCAATACGCTGCCTTACACGAAGTCCGCGATCATCTCCCAGCCTCTCCGGACTGGGTCGATGAAAATCAACCCCTATCAGGCCTTCGAGCCGATGGCGGCATCTGCCCGGATCCACCCGGCGCAAGACACGATCGTGCGGACTACATGGCGCAAGCGGACCGACACCTTCATCACCAACCCGCACAAGAAATTCAAGAAGAACGGCAAGAAGCGCCCCATCAAGACGATCGAGGTCATCAAGACCCTCGAAACCGTCGAGACCAAGTGGGACCTGGACAAGCTGCGCGAGCGCGACGTCCGCTTCCGGATCCGTGGTTTCCGCCCCGGCGAGGTGCTCTCCAAAGTCGAGTTTGCTGGCACTGAGTACGCCAACCGCCTCTACACCTGGGCAAACCCCAAGACGGCTCAGACGTACAGCAACTTCGTCGCAACCCTGAACTCTGCCCAATCGCGGACTGAGTTCAAAGGTCGCTTTAGGATCCCTGGCCCTGACGTCTACCCCGTCGGCACCTACGAGATCACCTTCACCGGGACAGCTGGCTCCAACGGCGAGCCTGCCTCTGTTGCTGTCGGCACCTACACCGGCGCTGATCACATCATCAACCGTCGCCACACCTATGTGACGACCAAGGTCAAAAAGTTCTACGACCCACTGGCCCAGACCTTCGTGCTGGACAGCCCCCGGATGGTGACCGGCATCAAAGTCCGCTTTGCGGCCAAGGACATCGAGGAGCATCCCGTCCTTGTGCAGCTGCGCCCCGTGGAGAACGGCGTCCCGACTCTGGACGTGCTGGCTGATGCTCGGATTGAATACGCCGACATCACGACCGACGGAAACTACGTCGAGGCTGAGTTCTCCGCGCCGTACCTGTGCGACGCCAACACGATGTATAGCTTCGTGTTTCTGTCTGACTCCGCAGAGCACAGCCTCTGGACCGCCAAGCTGGGCCAGTTCGACACCTTTGCTGACAGCTGGGTGACAGAGCAGGCCTACAACGTGGGCACGCTGCTGAGCTCCTCAAACGCTGCAACCTGGACACCACACCAGAAAAAAGATCTCAACTTCGAGATCATGGTGGCCGACTTCACCTCGAACACCCGCACCATCGACCTGGGCCAGGTCAGCGTCACCGACGCGACCGACCTGATCGCTGAGGTGCCTTGCCTGCTGCCTGGGAACGACAGCAACATCACGGTGAGGCTGTCTGCCAGCAACGGCGACGTGATCGAGCTGGAAGCCGGCGGCCAGGAAGTCCTGAGCCAAGACACGACGACGACCTACACCGCGCAGGCCATCCTCACCGGAAACTCGGAAATCGCTCCGATCATGTTCCCCGGGGCTGAGCTGCTCGTTG